ATGGTTGTTTTGATTAACAGATGTTAATAAATAGGAGAGTGATGATGACTAAGTTATCAGCAGAGCAGAAAGTTCAGCGTGCCCATGTGCAGTTGATGAAGAACCCTAAGTATTGTTTGTATTCGGGTGTATTCATGGTGGGTGATGTTGAGATCAAAGATGATGTGCCAACGGCATGCACCAATGGTCGAGATGTAATGTATGGTCGTGCGTTCATCGACAAACTGAGTGAATCAAATGTCAAGGGTGTGATCTTGCATGAGAATCTACACAAGGCATTCCGACATACGACTATGTGGAAACATCTTTACGACAAGCATGCACAGATGGCTAACATGGCATGCGACTTTGTGATTAACCAAATGATCGTGGACTCTGATCCGATGGGGCAAGAGGTTGCATTACCCAAAGAAGGTTTGCTTGATCCGAAGTATCGGGGTTGGGATTCGCAACAGGTATTCAATGACCTGATGAAGCAAGCCAAGCAAGGGTCAGTGCATGTCAAGACAGTTGGCGATCAGGCAGGCAAAGATATTCCCGTTGAGCAAGGTGGTAAGGAGTATGTTCTCGGCGAGGGTGGCGAACCCATGGATCAGCACGATTGGGAAGGTGCTAAAGAGATGGACAAAGAGGAGAAAGAGCAATTAGCCAAAGACATTGACCAAGCAGTACGTCAAGGGTCGATCCTCGCAGGCAAGATGAAAGGCAACGTGCCAAGAGAAGTAACCGATGCACTTGAGGCGAAGGTTGATTGGCGAGAGGCTATGCGTGAGTTCGTTACGTCATTCTGTATGGATAAAGATGAGTCGACATGGCGTAGACCTAATCGTAGGTGGATAGATCAAGATGTTTATATGCCTAGTCTTATCGGTGAGTCAGTAGGTCGCATTGTGGTTGCGATTGATACGTCAGGCTCGATTGGTGGACAAGAGATCGGGCAGTTCTTGGGTGAAGTCAGAAAGATTTGCGAGACAGTCAGACCCGAGGGCATTGACCTTTTGTATTGGGATATGAATGTGTGTCAGCACGAGAAGTATGAGCAAGACCAGCTAGACAATCTCTTGGCATCTACCAAACCCAAAGGCGGTGGTGGCACAGACCCTCAATGCGTGGTCGATTATATCAAGGCACACAAACTTAAACCTGAGTGTGCGGTGGTGTTGACCGATGGATATGTAGGTAGTTGGGGTAATGGTTGGCAGTGCCCGACATTGTGGGGTATTACTAGCCGAGGTATCAAGAGTGAGGTTGGTAAGAGTGTTGAGATTTATTAACAGGTGTTAACAAATAAGGAGAGTGCAAATGCCAAGAATTAAAGAACCGCTATTGATTAGCGAAGAATATAGTGGGTATCGGAAGGTGTATGAGATAGATATAGAAGGCAAGAAGATTATTGCTACCTTTACCTATGATGGCGAGTATGAGGAACGTAGTGGGTGGGAGTATGACTTAACACCATGCTACGTTGACCTAGATAAAAACGAGATCCTTGATCTCGAAGAAGAAGTCCGTGTAATGCTTAACGACATCAAATAAGGAGAGTGCAAATGACGGCAGAAGAACTATATAAAGCCCTTGATAAGTTGGGGGTTGAGTATGACGTGGTTGAAGTGTTCGAGGGGTTACGTGTGATTAACGTTCAAATAGAGGAGAGTGCAAATGATTCAGAATAGTTCGATGTTGATTGACCTAAACATTTCGGTGTGGACAGGTCGTAAGATGGATAAAAAAGTATCCGAGGAGATAGACGCAAGCAAAGGAACGCATGCGAGGGCTGGAAACTATCACAAAAAGTTATTGGCAGGCACACAAAAGCTTGACGAGTTGACGAAGTTGGTAAACGCAATTCGTGCGTGGCATTATCAACAGACCTTGCCTTGGAGTGATGGCGGTAGTCGGTTGTTGCCAATGGCAAACTTCTTTGACTACAAAGCTACGTTAGGTGATTACCAGATGCAGTTTGAAGAATCGGTCAAAGAGTTCATTACCGAGTATCCAACGTTGGTGTCGGCTAGTGCATTTCAGTTGGGTGATTTGTTCGATACAAGCGACTATCCCGATGCAAGTGAGTTGGCTAGTAAGTTCAAGTTTAAGTATGTGTTCTTGCCTGTGCCTGATGGTGGCGACTTCCGAGTTGATGTAGGTGAGGCTTACAAGGCAGACTTGAAAGAGCAATACGAGAAGTTCTACGAAGCCAAACTAAATGATGCGATGTCAGATGCGTGGGGTCGGTTGCATGAGTGCTTGTCTAATATGAGCGAACGGCTAACGTCTTTACCTAACCCAAGGGTATTGAAAGATGGGACAGAAATTTATACGCCTGTGTTTCGAGATTCGTTGGTGGGTAATGCGGTGGAGTTATGCGAGTTGCTCAGTAAGTTGAACGTAACCAATGATCCTAAGTTAGAGACATGTAGAAAGAAGTTGGAGAGTGTGCTTTCAGGTGTCTCTGCCGGTGAGTTACGTGAAGACGACGATTTGCGGTTGGATGTGAAAGCCAAGGTTGATGAGATCTTGGGTATGTTTTGATTAACAGATGTTAATAAATAGGAGAGTGCTATGGCTATGAAAGATGGATTGTTTGCGCAGAACCCTGAGTATCACGAGGGAACATACATTCAAGATACCGATGACCTAAGACATTTTTTGTATGAACTTATGTATAGGCTAAAGGACTCAAAGGATTACGCAGATTACTTAGAGCCTAAGTTTGAGAGTGTGTATGAACTTTTAGATGAAATTGGCGATTTTGAGAGGAAGATATGAAAGTTGTTGTGTATTTTGAAACCCCAAAGGTGTTGTATGCCGAAGTAGTAGCGCAGTTTAGTAGCGATGAGTTATACATGGCTTGCTTGCCAATACTAGAGCAGATAGCAGAACGAGATGGATTTATTGTGTCTGAGTCTGTGCGTGAAGATGATTTTGTAACAGATAAGTTTGATAACAAGGAGGATGAGTAATGGGATACCGAAGTGAGGTGGCATTTTGTTTACGGGTGAAAAAACCCGAGCAGTTCGTAGCCTTGACGAGAGTCAATGCTGAGGATGCATTGAAAGAGATGTTAGACAACATGTATTACTACGAAGACGACAAGAAAATAAAATATATTTTGTTTACCCATAACTATTGGAAGTGGTATGACGATAGCGAGAAAGCCTTTGCAGAGTTGATGGAGTTGGCTAAAAACTATGACAAAGACTTTGCGTGCAAATTTGCTAGGGTAGGCGAGAACGCAGACGACATAGAAGAAGAGGCATTTGGTGATGACGGATGGTATTTGGAATATCCGTATGTAGTCAGAATGCTTGAAGTAGGTGTTTTACCCGAAGACTTGACCCCAATAATTGAAAAGGAGAAAGAGAATGTTAGTGCTTAATGACGTAGAGAAACTTACACCAAGATATGTGCAGTTGTTGTCAGACTTTAGGCGAACACAGATCAGTCGCTTTCCTGTTGAGGTCAGGGTGATTAACGCTGAGTTTATATCGTTTGTAGACAGTCGATTCCCCGTAGCCCTGAACGCATCAGCAAATGTGCGAAACAGTCTTGGGTCAGTCTATTCAGATAACGACAAGATTGTGGTTGAGAGTCGGTTGATTCAGAATGAGAAATACAACATGCACAATAGCGAGTTCCATACTCGCAAGACGCAAGACATACGTAAGGTATTGAAGTATATGAAAGAATATCTCAAACCCTACACAGCGCAAGAGATTGCCAATAGAACCCTAGCGACTGCTAAACAAGCTTTTAATGAACACAAAGACAAAGCCTTGTGGAAGGCACGGGACTACAAACTAGCGGATATGGATGTGCTATATGAAGAAGTCATGCATATGAAGATGTTGGGGTACGAGCCTAAGACTGATGCGGTTAAGAAGCTAATCCATGAAGGATTCCCCGTTCTTGAGAAGTATATGAAAGTGAAAGATACAGAGTTCCCAAGAGTGCATGTTCATATTGCCCCTGATGAGTCCGTAACGGTTGCGGTATTGATGAAACAATCTAATATGGAGGTGGGTGCTACTACATACGATTCACTGGCAGCGGCACCTACGTTCATCCAACAACAAGTTGGTCTGCTTAAGATGATGGATAGGAACGAACATGTGCCTGATGTCGGTTATAAGTCTTCGGATATTGAGTTTTGGATTGAGGGTTTTTCCCAATAAAAAATAGTTGACAATTCTATAATTGTTATATACATTGATAATGTAGTAGACTTTATAGGAAAAACGTGAAGAAGAAAAAGCCATATACATTAGGTGTAGTAACGAATAGTGTGGGCGGTGTGGAGATGGCAACACTCAACAACAACCCGACTAGAGAAGCTAAGACAATCAAGCCCGATCTACTTCCAAAGTATGTATTGGAACGGATTGCTTTGCTCAAGGTGAAGGACGACTCATCCGAGCCTGTTGTAAAAGATGTTGGTAGGAGACTTGTTAGTAATTGTTTTACGATTTATTTAGATTTAGAGGAATATAAACAAATACGTGCGTTACCAAGCGCATAAACTTAAGAAAGAGTGCTATGAAAAATACTAAAGTAAGTGCAGTAAAAGCTTTGATGGATGCAGATAAGAACATATCTGTTAATGAGATTTGTGAGAAGACAGGTTTTTCAAGGAGTCAGGTATATGTGATCCGTAGCTACCTAAAACACAATAAAAAGTTAACACCTGTTAATAAAACCACGAAAGCTAAACGGGGTTACACAAAACCCACAGACTCAATCAAACGTTTACAGACAGACCTAGCGGAGATGCAACGCTTGGCTATGTATTGGAAACAGGCATACCACGAGTTAGAGATCAAGAGTAGAGGTAACGTTGCGGTTATCCAATATCTCGAGTCCAAGATCGAACAGTTATTCAAATGACCCCTGAGAAGAAGGTCAAGGATAAAGTTCGCAAAGTCCTAGCAGAGTATGGGATTTATAACTTCATGCCTGCTACGCATGGCTACGGGCGGTCGGGTGTGCCTGACATCATCGCTTGTTTTGATGGGCGGTTTATTGCCATTGAGACTAAGGCAGGGAAAGGCACGACAACTACTTTGCAGGAAAGAGAGTTAGCCCTGATACGCAAAAGCGGTGGAGTTACCTTTGTAATTAACGAAGAGAACTTGCATGAACTGCAACAGTATCTTGCATCTTTTGACGAGGAGGGTAGGGGATGACAACGTGGATAAGTGAAGATCGGGAGAATGCCATGAAGAAAGAAGATGACGAGTATTCAGGTGGCATACCGATACCGTTTGCAGGGTGGGTACAACAAGATAAAGAGAATACCGAGGAGATGTTGAGGCATCAGCTACACATAATCACCGAGCAGTTACAGGTGTTGCAGGCTGATAACCAACAACTAAAAGCAAAGCTACGTGCTTATGGAGAGAATGAATGAGTGAACTAACTGTATTAAAAGAAGCCCACACGATTATTTATGGTGATCGGGAAAAGACCTATGGGCATCCTGCAAAGAATCTAAAGACTATTGCAAAGATGTGGAACGCTTACTTGGTTGCGTGCGGTGTGGCTACTGAGGGTGAGGGCGAACTAATTGACAAAGATGTTGCATTGATGATGATTCTATTGAAGACTGCTAGGTTGGCTAATGATATGACCCATCGTGACTCTGTGGTGGACATCTGCGGATATGCCGCTTTAATTGAAAGATGTGATGAAGAACCGACGACCGAGAGCCAAGCCGAGTAACGGCAAAAAGTTGCGGTTGATTCGGGTGCTGGGTGGCAAGTATGCCGTCAATGTAAAAGATGTTGCCAAGCTAATGCGGATTCGCATACGACAAGCTCGGTATTACATTAGCGTGCTGACTAAAGAAGGGAAGCTATACGTGCGGTACAAACAAGATAGATACAACTACTACGCATTAAGGAGAAGTGAATGAAGTTCGACAAATTTGTGGCGAAGCTGAAAGGAACGAAGGACAAGTTTGGGCTTGAGCCTGTTGAGTTAGTTATCCTTGATGAGATTGTGCGTAAGGGTGAGGTTACTATCATGGCTTTCTCCAATAGGTTCCAACAAACGTCGCCCATGACCACGTTCAAGCACATTAAAAATTTAACCAAAAGAAAACTACTTAGGCTTGAGCCATCCCCAACCGACGGACGTGTGAAGGTGTTGCGAGAAGGTGTTAAGTTCAAAGAGTTAAGCAAATATCTAGGAGAGCAATGATGGCAGAGATACTAGAAAGACTTGGTAGTGGCTTAATTAAAATTCTTGGGTGGTTTAAAAACCCTGAGTTAATTAAACCCATTGATGAAGGAATTGAGGTTGAAGAATCATCTAAAAAGCTGGATGAAACAAAAGATTTTCCTGAAACGTTTAGTGAGTTGCTAGATCATTTAGATCGCACGTTTAATGCCTATAAAGTTTCTACTTATTCAGGCGGGTGGCTGACGCAAGATGAGATCGTGGGGTTAAAGAAGTTGGGTGCGCATGTGCCTAACCCTTGGCAAGCAAAATGGATAAATAATATAGATGAGTTGAAAGTAGATGCTACAAACTTACCTGCCATGATGTTTATAAATATACCGTCTAAGCATGATGATAAAAGCGAGCACATGTACCCCGACTTTATATTTGGAATCAAATACAAGAAACTTCCTTGGAATGTAGAAAAGATAAGCGGTGTGCCATACAAAATGGGTATGGCTTATCGCATGGAAAAGAAATTATTTTGGATATGTGTTTGGGTGGTCGTGAAAAAAGATGGGTCGTACGAGTTTTGTAAAGAGCGATCAACTAAGCCCGTATACGTAACAAAAGGTAGAAACAAAGGTTATGGTTACGACAAAAAGGCTTTTGTAAAAGGTGCGTTGATTGAAGAAGACGGCGAATCAGAAGAAGCCGAACGCAAACGTGAATTGAACGCTAGAAATTCATTTAAATGGATGATTGACTGGTGGCAAGGAAGAACCGAACGTTGGAGTGTGGCAGTTAGAAAGAGTGGCGATAGAGTAACCTTTGCGGTAGACAAATCGTTGACTAAAAAGTATTTTGCGGATCGAGATAAAACCATTAAGACTGCATCGGGTCGCAACAAGAAGATTGTGCATTATGTTAAAGAACACCAACGTAACTATGACGGCAAAATTACTACAGTTAAAGAGCACATTCGTGGAGTAAGCAAGTTTACGTGGAATGGTTACGAGTGCTTAGTAACTGCACCTGAGTTTCATTCGTTACCAACGGCACAGTTTAATGTTGGCGCAGAAGACGTAGAACGACTTACAGAAGGATATATAGCCGCAAGTAAAGTTGGGCACATATTAGCCTCTGCTGAAGAACGTAGATCAATTAGAGGAGAAGCTAGATGAACAAAGATGTTATGAAGAGGAGAAGCTAGATGAACAAAGATGTTATGAATCAAGGAGTACAAATCCTGCTTGATCGCATGGATACCAACCCCGAGGAGTTTGATGACTATACGGGTAAATGGGGAGACATTATTGGTGCGGTACACGCTCGCAAAAGCATTCCTGAAGCGCATTCAAAGGATGCCCCCCTACCATTCTTGACCGACCCCGAGGTCAATGCACTCTATGAGAAGTTGGAAGACGTACGTCGTGAGAACTTTACGGCTGACGTGTTGCGTCGCTTGGCAGATACCCCAAAAGAAATAACTCAACAAGGACTATGGGATGAACCAAGCTATACATTGGGTACAAATAATCCGTTTAAAACCA